GCCGCCGCAAAAATGGCATCAAGTACCATCCTGTCTCTTAACTCTCTAACTTCGCCACCCTTTTTCTTTGGGTCGATATACCCTCTATCCTGACCCTTTGTCTTCAAATAGAATATTGTGGCTGCTACTCCCTGTGGGTCATCACATGCGATAAAGTCCATCAGCCTACTCTCAACATAGTCTTTCTCGTTTTCTTTCATGTCGTTTACGGCGATATTAAACTCAGGGTATTTATTTTTCCATTTCCTAACTATATTCGGAGAAACTCCAACTTCTCTTGCTGTTGCGGCAATAGCCCAGTTGAAATCCGCAAACTTTCTTAGAAAATTCAGCATAGTTACTTCTTCCGTAGTGCTTGGGTTAGTCTCAACTTTCTTAAAAGCAACTGGAAGAGAATAATCTGTTTCGGCAGCTACCATCAATTTTGTTTTTATTTTCCTTAGATTCTCAGCCCTTATCTGGTCCGATGCTTCCCTAAAAATAGGGTCACTCATTAAATAACTTCTTACCCTATCCTCGTCTACGCCTATATCTTCGCATGTTTTCGAGAGTACACAATCATGAGCTGCGTACTTATCGAGGAATGCCTTTTCTTCAATTTTTTTTATATCTTTTTTCATTTTTTTTGTGTGTGATTTCTTGACTTATCATATTTGATGCCTTTACCATAAGATAAATTTTTGTTTTGGTCAAGTAATAACACAAAGTGGAAACTTTAAAGGTCACATAACCAGGAGGTTAAAAATGCCGATAGCAATAAAATTAGATGAAGCAGGCAATGCAGTTTTGCAGGATGGAAAACCTGTATACACGTTTGAGGATGGGAAAGATGCACCCTTTGATGTACCAGCAGCGATGTCAAAAATCGCCTCTCTTAATGGTGAAGCTAAGGATTATCGCCTAAAGTTAAAGGACGCTACCGAGAACCTGACAAAGTTTGAAAAGATTACCGATGTTGACGCGGCTTTAGCAGCTATGAAAACTGTGGAAAATATTGATGATCAAAAACTTGTGGAGGCAGGGAAGGTAGAAGAGCTAAAGTCTTCTATGAAAAAGATAGCGGATGAAAAAGAGGCTGTGCTAACCACTGAGTATACTAAAAAGGTGGGTGACTTAGAGGTACTGCTTGGGGATCAAGAGACTAAGATACGGAAACTTATTATTGATGATAAGTTCAATAATTCGCCCTTTTTCTCTGGTGAACAACCGAAAACGACTTTGTTCCCTGATGTTGCAGCTAAATATTATGGAGAAAATTTTAAAATAGAAGACAAGGACGGACAAGCCAAGGTTATAGGGTATCTTAAAGGGGAAGTAATACTATCCAAAGAACGATTTGGTGAACCTGCCGAATTTGATGAGGCAATGGAATATATAATAGAACACGATCCTAGGAAGAATCTGCTTTTGACTGCTTCTTCCGGGGGGAGTGGCGGAATTGGAAATCTTGGTGGACTTAATGATGATGGTGAATTTTTAACGATAGCCAGAGAAGATGCAAAGGATGTCGATAAGTTCAGAAACGCAAAAAAGAAAGCCGCCGAGAAAGGATTACCCCTTAAAATAAAATAATTAGGAGTTTATTATGGCAAATTATATTGATCCTTATGATCCGATATACTACGCACAAGAAGGGCTTCAGCTTTTAGAAAATGCCCTCGGAATGGCTACAAGAGTTCATAGAGGATTCAACGAAGAGAGAAAGTCGTTCAACAGGGGCGACACGATGACTATTAAAAAGCCTAGTTCCTTCACCACACAGGCTGGTGGAACTTCTACATTGCTGGATCTAAATACCAGTACCGTAGACCTCGTAGTTGATAACTGGAGGCAGGTGAGATTCGGGCTTACTGACCAGGAATTAAGCAAGACCGGGCCTGAGATCATAACCGACCACATTCAACCCGCAGTATATGCACTGGCGAATTATATTGAAACTCAACTAACCGCAGAATATGCTAATATCCCATGGTCTTATGATATAGCAGCAACTCCCACCGCAGCTGATATTATTGACTGTAGAAAAGTGCTTAGGGATAATGCAGGATCTGTTCTCGATCAAAGAGAATTAGTCCATTTTGGGATTGACTCATATCTCGAAGCTAAGTTTCTCAATCTTTCTCTGTTCCATGATGCATCTGTTACAGGCGGAGATAAAAATGCAGATGTATTGTTTAATGGATCTCTTGGCACACGGTTTGGAGTAGAGCATTTTGTACAGCAAACTCTTTCTGATCATACTTCTGGAACTGTAATTTCTGCTACTACTGATCTTGCAGGGGCTCTTGTCGCTACTCATTCTATCAGGTCAACTACCATTAGTGTAGATGGGTTGTCAGGAGTTGAGACACTAACCGCTGGTGATAGTTTTGTTATCGCGGGTAATACACAGAGATATTCCGTAACTGCCTTAGCAACCTTAGCTGGTGGTGCCAATACAGCAGTTGCTATTTACCCTGCATTAGTAGAGGAATATGATGACAATGCAGTTGTCACTTTTGAAACCATAAGCGCCACTAATTGGGCAGACAGGTATTACTATAACCTTATGTTCCACCGGAATGCCATTGCTATTGCGCTTGCGCCACTCCCTGAAATAGGGGATGAGGCTGGGGCTCGGATGTCTGTTGTAACAGACCCAAGGACTCATTTGTCTATGAGGGCAAGACTCGCATACGATGATTCCAGTGCAAGTGTTAAAGTAACACTGGATGTTCTATTCGGTACGAAAACTATAGATCCTAATCTTGCTGTTGTAGCAAGAAGAAATTACGCATAACATAACCCCAGTATAGGGTGGGTTTTCTTTTCCTCTCCCGCCCACCCTATTTCATAGGAGAAGAAAGATGGCGACAAAATTAGAGACTATGAAAGTGGTGGATAAGAGATTCCCGAGGGATATCTTTATGGTAATTAGCAGGAGGGACTTTAACCCAAAAATCCATACTGCATATGATCCAAGGGCACCAAAAAAGAAAATTGTTGATAAAGCTGAGGATGTGCCACAGTCTTTTGTAGATGATGCAAAGTCTGCGTCAGATTGGGCTAAATTTGGGAAAACTTCTCATTCATCTGTAGGCAGGCCAAGAAATACTAAAACTAAATAGAGGGCGATACAATGGAAGATACAGTAACAATCCAGAGATGCCATAGTTCCTTGATTATACCAAGGTCGAAATATAGACCAAATAAACATGTCCTTATCGAAGAGAACAAGAAAGTACCTGTCTCTGAGGAACCTTATGCATGGAAAGGCAAGACTTCAAGCTCAAGCGGATTTAGTAAAAAATCACCAAAGAAATTAATGTCTGAAGATGTCTAAGGCGGTAGCTTATGACCATTACAATCATAGCTACTTCAGGGGCTTCCAACGCTAATTCATATGTTACCCTCGCTAATGCCGAAACCTTTTTTGAATCTCGTTTGCACAAGACAGATTGGACAGACGCAACGGATGCTAATAAAAATATAGCTTTAGCTTGGGCAACAAGGCTGCTTGATGATTATATAGCTTGGGATGGAATGATTGCATCAAGTACCCAAGCCTTAATGTGGCCAAGGACATTGATATACAATACCGAGGGATACCCTGTTAGTTCAGGATCTATCCCTTCTTTTTTATCCGAGGCTACCTCTGAATTTGGGATGTTTCTTCTGGCTGATGATGTGTCCATAGAGAAGGGGGAAAAAGGATTCAAAAGGCTTACTCTCCCAGGACTTGACATTTATACGGACAAAAGGGACAGAAAGGGTGTAATCCCACAGTCTGTTTTTGCTATGGTTCGAGATTATGGAGAATTAGCAGGCCAGCAACCTCGTTTGCTCCAAAGGGGATAAATGAGTTTAAAAACCGATTTGCAGAAGATAGCACAGAATGCAATAAAAGTTGTAAAGGGCATGAAACTGCATGTTGTTATCTATTACTCAAGCATAGGGGCAATAACTTATACTCCGGCTACTTCTGGCCATACCGAGGCTAATGCTCTGACCACAATAACAGGCGCAGACATTGCAGCGGTAGCATCTAATTCTATAACCTCAGTTACCACAGATTTGTCAGGCATAGCTTACGATGGCAGGTGTATTAAGATATCCGGATTTTCAACGTCAGCGAACAATGATTATTTCACTCCTGTATCGGTTGCAGAGCATCTTATAACTTTTCAAGAAAATATTATAGTCGCAGAAGCTATAGGGGAAACCGTGTCGATTGATGGATATTTCTATAAGCTTAATGGATCGAAGGGCAAATACACGGAGATAGAAACAGACGGAGAAAAGATAACATCCAAAGATTCAAGGTTGATATTCGCTTCCCTGGACATGGATGTA